AACACGATGTATTTTATCTTTATATTTAATAGGCAAATCTAAACACACGCTAATTCTTGGTCCTTCAAGTTCATTAATCAATGTGTCATTACCTACAGTACCGACAAATGGAATCTTATTCCATTTACCAATGACACGGTCACCGATACTGTATTTACCTGTGTATCGGTTTGCTTTAAAGTATTCTGCTAAACTTGGCATTATAGCATAAACTGTTTTAGCAAATCACGTGCTAAAGACAAGTCCTCTACAATGGGTTCATCTAGCATTTTTCTGTATTCAATAATGATTTCCATAGCATATGACTGATCCTCATCATCCAATGAGTTCCACCACTCATGTAATTCATCTGGTGTTTTGTTTAAAATGTATTGTAAGTTGTTGTAATCTCTATTCATTTTATTCTCCTAATTTACCCTTATAAGGACTGTTTAACCACTTAGCATAATCTGCATTTTCCGAAATTTTTGTAAGTTCATACCGGCCACAAAATTTCATAAAGTGAATGCCAACTTGAGGAGTAACAGTTGTACGTACACCCTCACGAATGTTTGTATCTACTGATACTTTAACCTCATCAGGTTGACATGTCAAATCGATGAGTACCCGATTTCTTTCATAATCGTCACGCACCCGATGTTCTACCTCATTGTGGTCTACCCAACGTTGCAACATCATGTTGTTCCACGAATATCCTTGTTTGTTACGGTCAGCATAAGCTTCCATCAATCCTACTTTGTTTTTACTACCTTTACTACGCACACCCGGAAAAGCAGAAAATACATTGTCAGTTGAATCACCGCGCATACATTTTTCAAATAGAATATATTGTGGGTCACCTAACAATTTTGGTTCACTAGTTTTCTTATCCTTAACAATTTTACCCTTGTCGTCAAAATAACCCTCAAGTGTAATTAATTGATTACTAATTCCATTGTATTGTTTTACATTTTCTGTAATCAGTTGAATGTAATCACTATCGCTACTGATAATGAAATGTTCATCCTCAGGATGTAAGTGAACAAACCTTGCAATTAAGTCATCAGCTTCTGCTTTGGGATCACGTAACACTGATACGTTAGTTTTCTCTCGTAAGAAAGTAGTGAATTTCTCATAGGTGTCCCAGAACATTTCATTTTCTTCTTTTTCACTTTGGGTCTGTGCTTGTGTATCCACAACACGATTTTTCTTATATGGCTCGTAATAGTCTTTGCGCCAGCTTCTGCCTTCGAGACAGAACACAACGTGGTCAATACCAAACTTGCGAACTATTTGATTACATGATGCTAGTGTAAGATGTAGTGCCATTCCTATCTTTTCCCATGTATCACTATTGCGTGATGCAATGTGGCGGGCACGAAAGAATGTGTTAGCTGTATCAATTAATGCGTATTTCATGTTTGTATTATATACTACTATTTAGTTGTTGTCAAACTTTAGGGAATTTTGACTCAATAACTTTTTAATGTATGATAAGTCAGTAAGATGGCCCAATGTTTTAGTTTTTACCCGATGACAACAAGCGCAGAGAGTTTGATGGTTAATTTGCCGATTGTCTTTGTGATTATTATTGATATGATCGACTTCTAACATACATTTATAAATTATAGTAGTAGTACAAATAAATCCCAATCTACCATCAGTATTTTCACAATAAGTTTTGCGATATTTGCGATACTCATGTTTGCTATTCAAATAATCCGTAACGTCAATAAAACCTTCAGCTTTTGCTCTTTTCCCCGTAATATGCATTTGATATTTTGACACACTTTTAAAACCGGCTTTTTTAGCAACTACTTCCGCTAATGATGTTAACCCGTGTTTTTTAGCAGTTTTTTTACTATGGTGGATACTACATAATTTTCGATAAGATATACTCCCGTCTGTTCTATAATTACCGGTATGTTGCCCGGGATTGTTGCAATTCTTTTCTGTGCATTTGGGTTTACCTTTGTGTTCACCAGTTGCAATCAAGTCACGAAAAATACGTTGTCCAGGCATAATTTAACTCCGTTGTGAATAAAAAACAATTGTATCACTAAATGGATTTAGTGTCAAATACTATTTAAGTTGTATTTTTGCAACGTTTAACCGTGCAAATACACTATCACCAAATATCCAATTTTCGGGCATACTTGTTTGCATATCCAATTCATTGTCAAGCAATTCAGCCTCTTCATTAGTAATCAATACAATAGCCAAATTGTTTTTAATCATTTGTGCTACTTCAGTTACACTACGTTTTTCCATAGTCATTGTAACTGCTTGGTTGTAGATCAAAATGCAAGGTACAATATGTTCACGGTAAGTATTCTCTTTGGTACGATTTACTGATTCACCAATTGTAATTAAATGGTCAATGCTATCACCCTCAAGCAATGCCCTAGTATTTTCTAAACCAAATCCATCTTCATTATCAATAAAGTATTTGAAACGTTTGGCAATCTTTTCAAAGATATTACGTTCGGATACTTCACGTGGAATGGGTTTGATAGCTTGACCACGAACCTTACGTACAATAGTTTCAATAGCTTCAATTGTACCGACAATGACCCAAAAGTTTTCAAGTATATCGCCATCAAAAGGGATATTAATAAAGTCTTTTGCATCTTTGCGTGATTCGGAACGCTTACCTGTTTTCTCAGCAAATCCTTGTGCTAGGATTTGTTTACGCATTTCTACCACATCTTCAGGACGTGCAAGCCAACCTACAGTATAGTGGTTCTTTTTAATTTCACACTTTACACCGTTGTTAGTATAAAGTACACAGTTGTTTTGTTCTTCATAAACACGATCGGTATACCCACGTTCCTCACATGAGTTTTTGAACAATTTAAATGAGATAGCTGCCATAATGTAGTCCGTTGTGCAATTTAATAGTTAATTATAGCACCTTTTCCATTTATTGTCAACTATGGGAGTGTTGTATTTTTACAACATTTACAAAAATACAATAAGGTCTCCAATATCTGCTAGTTTTGCTCTACGATCCGGTCTAGCTTGTAAATGATGTCCGTTACGTACCGTAACAACTGGATGACACATTTTACATAGGACCTCAATGTTATTAGGATCACGATTTCCATTGTTGCCGTCAATATGATTAATATCTAATGTCATCGGCTCAATAATAGTTGAGCAAACACACGGAAATCCATAATGTCCATCTTTATTGGCACATCCTTTATTCATTTTCCAAATATCAACTTCAGTTTTTCTATTAGTTCTATGTGCTGAACATACTTGTTTGTTTGAGTTTTTATTTTTAGAATGTTGACCAACTGTATTTTCACAATTGGGCATTGAACATTTCATGTGTTTAAGAGTTGCCATTTAACTTACCTCTGTCCTTCCATTACCTAAATCTTTTGTACGTATTACTCTTGCATCACGGCCTTCTGTCCGATTCTCTGGATCAGCTACTTGCTGTTCATACATTTCTAATGCTACATTGCGACATACTGTTTGGAACCATCTGTCTACTATGATTACATCAGTATCATCTTCTCGTTGTCTGTAACCCGCTTTAATAAGATTCAATACAAACTTATCATTGAAATCTAAATCAAATGCACCATCATTAATATTCTCAGGATTGATTTCTACCTTAGTAATAGCAATATATGGTTCACCGGCCGCCGTTGCTTTTTCTTTTTCAGTAAGTTCAGGGGTTGAAGGTTTCTGTTGCTTAGGCTTAGGCTCTTTCTTAACAACAGGTTCAACCTCTTGCTTTTTGAATAAGTTTTTTATTTTGTCAAACATTTGTATCTTTCATGTAATTTAAAGCTGGCAAGATTCTTTGCCTTTGATTCACACATCATATCAAAATTATCAATGAATGTCAATGCCCAATCGTTAACTGCATCGTTCCAATAGTAATCACTATGTGCCCGAAGTTTCTGTTTACTGTGTCCTGCTTCAATCAACGCACCATGAGCGGGTAATTGTGATCCGGGATGTCCGACAAGTACATCTTCACGGCTGACGGAGTAATGTAAAGTAGGCCTGACACCGCGCCAACTATCAATGACCATTTTAACACGGTCATCAGTAGGTTGAATATATTCACCCTCTCGGATCCAATTGTGATGTATGTCCATGACCGTAGGTACGAGGTCAGATAATGATAAGCAGTCTGTAAGTCCATGTGTGTATTCCTCATTTTCTAATGTAAGTGTGTTTCGTGCCTCAGGGCTTAATCTATTATAAACATCTCTGATACCCTGAGGACCTTTCCTACCAGAGATATGTACATTAACTTTGAAGTCTTGGAACTCTTTGCCATAACCCATCATACGAACCATGTCACAATGATATTCAAATTCTTCTATACTCTTATTTACTACTTCTTCACGGTCACTCGCTAAAACTACAAATTGGTCTG